AGCTTTAAACCAGGTGAAATTAACTTAGACTCATTAAAGGTAAGTCCAGAAAACTTAACACAGAAAATGAACTATGGTGATACAGGTGATTTATTAAATAAAGTATTAGACGACTCTACTGTATTTGAAAAGACCTATCAAATTAATTTAGACTCAATTAAGTTAGATGGACAGTATGAATCATTACTAGGTGGAACACCTGGTAAAAAAGGTACAGGAAACTTTTTCCAAGACATAAATATATTTGATAAAGACTCTGCTATTAGAAAAGACATAAGAGACTTTGATATTTATGATGCAGGTAAGCAACAAGTATTTGATGGGGTTATGGGTGGTTTAGAAACTGAAGCATACTATGCAATTTCTCCAGACTCAAGGCCTAAGACTCCTATTTACAATGACATAAGAATACCAAATGTTATGGGTATAGGTAGCAGTTCAGGACGAGGAGTTTTTGATACTGTATCTTTATTAGACGTACAAAGCTTTGCAGCTCCTAGAGGTAATGCATGGCAAGCAAACAGCATGTATTCTACAGGTCTTATAAACAGTTACTTAAATCCAAATGAAGGAGATAGTTGGAAAGCTTATATGAATAACTTTGCATATCAAAATGCAATGAGGTAAAAATTATGATAGAAAAAATGCCAGGCGAAGAAATGAATCCAGAAGCTGTACAGGCTTTTGCAGACAGGGGTTATCCAATTCCAGGACAGTCTTGGACACAACCTGTAGATGAACGTAGACCTTTTGAGTCTGCTCCTGATTTTGTAGAAATGGATGAAGCTTTAAATTATACAGCTTTAGAATTACTAGACCCAGAAAACTATACTCCTATAGTTCTAGCTATTGGAGATGGTGTACCTGTAATGGACTTAGCTTTACAAATGGGTTATGTAGGATTTAGAGAAGGTAAATGGAATCCTGATTTAATGTTAATGCTATTAGAACCGTTTGCATATTTACTTATGGCTTTAGCAGAAAAGGCTGGTATTAAATATAGAATCGACTCAGATGACCCTGAAGCTTTATTAGATATGGAAGACGGAGTTGCTGATAAAGAAGAAGGTATGTTGGTGGCTAGAGCAAAAAGAGTAGCTCAAGTTGCTAGAGAAAAAAGTGAAAGAGAAGGTGGAGTTCCTAAAGGGGCATTACCTACTGGTATTGTACAAGCTATTGAAGATATTAATGTAGAAGGTTTACTAGCAAGGCAAGAAGGTCAACAAACTGCATCAGGTAATGTAGCAGAAGAAGAAGATAGTTTATTGGCTAGAGATGGGATGGCTAGAGGAGAAGAATAATGGGATTATATGATGATGGTGGTGTAGAGTTTGCAAAAACCGAAATAAATGCAGCACAAGAAAGAGGTAGAAAGGCTGCTAAGGAAGCAGAAAAAGCAGGACGTAAACAAGCATTCATAGATAACTTGTTAGTTAAGCCTCTTATAGGAAGTGCTTTTGAAGGTGTTACAAGTTTAATGAATCAAAAGGCTCAAGACTTAGAAGAAGCTAATGCTCCTTTCCAAGCTTATTATACAAACTTAGTTAATAGGAATAATACTTTTCGTACTGATATAGAATATACTCAAGAAAATCAAAATGGTTTTGTTGTTAATGGACAAGTAGATATTGGTAAACTAACTAAATATATTGCTGGTGATTTAACTACTACGTTAGCAAGTGATGCTAGATATTCTGTTATAAACCCTTCGATGTTAAGTGCTTTTATAAATGAACATGCTGCAAAAGAAGCAAAAAGATTAGCTCCAGATTATCAAGCTGCTTACAATGAAACATTAGATATTCCTGATGTTGAGACTATTCAAAATAATTATTCTACGTGGGCTAACAGACAAGCACCTAAAAATCCATTTGTAAGAATTGGAAAAGACATAGCAAACTTTTTAGGTATTAATACTCCAGAAACTTTAGACTATGAAAATTTAAAATCACATGAAAACTTAGTTACTGCTTTAGGTCAAAATATAGGTGGTAATTTAGGTGAAGTTGATAAGGCTATGCAACTTGTAGAGTCTAATGCTAGAGCTGGTGATGGTAGTAGATTTGCTTATGATGGTTTAATTATTGGTCTTAAAGAAGGAATAGAGAATGGTACATTTAAAGGTGCTATAGTTCCAAACAGTCTAAAACCTAAAGATAGAACGGTTATCATAAATGGTGATACATATACCATAAATGGGATGGAATGGGCTGAAGTAAATCCTGATACTTTTGATATTGAATATAATTTTACAGGTGATGAAAGGGGTATGACTTTAACAAAGAAAGCTCCTGGTGAAACTATACTTAGTGAAGGAGAAATTAAACAAAGTGCTACTAAACTTGAACTTTTAACTTCAAATATAAATCAAGAGTTTGACGAAGATAATATATTACCAGGTCAAATACATCCTGGTCTTTGGGAATGGATGGGTGGTAATTTAGAACCTAATGACCCTAATAATAAAGTTAATGTTTATGCAGAAAGAGTAGCACACACAGCTAGATATATTAAGAAAAATTATGGTGACTTGTTTAACTTTAGTGAAGATGAACTTTACACTATGGCTACTAGACACGTTGTAGGTCAACTTAATACAGGTTTTGTAGAACAAAATAAAAAGAAAAAACAAAGAAACTTAACTGCAAATGAAATAGACAATTTATTACTTGTAGATGAAAGAGTAAACCTTATAGACTTTTTACAACTAAGAGGGGCTAGAAGTCCTTTAAGTTTTGGTAATGAAAATACAGATGTATATAGAGAATTTATACCAGACATACGTGCTGATATTGAAAGAAATGGAGGACTAACTCAAGACTATAGAAAAGCTTATGAAATTATTGCTAAACCGTATCAAAATACAATGAAGACTGTATTGCAAGATTATTTTACAAACGGAACAACATTAGAATTTATTAATAATTATGAAAAAGGTGGAAACTATTTAGAAAAATCTTTAGCTTTTTTAAGAGATGAATTGTTATATATAGACAATAATCTTGCTCCTGAAGGAATGAGACAAGGTGCAGAAGCTATTGATGAAATTATTAAAGAACAATATGCAATAATGTTTGCAGTAACTGGTTTTGCAGGAAACGAGAATATAGAACAGTTTAAGGAGGCTGGTGGATATGATGGTTTTATAAGTAGAATTTATACAGACCCACAACCTACACCTGAGCCTACACCTGAGCCTACACCTGAGCCTACACCTGATGAGCCAGAAGATGTGGAAGTTCAAGAACAACCAGAGGTGACTCCTGAGCCAACTCCAGAGGTAACTCCAGAGCCAACTCCAGAGCCTACACCTGATGAGCCTCAGAATACTGATGACGTTATACAGCAAAATATAGATTTATATAATAAAAACTCTTATCTAAACAAATTACCTTATGACGGTAATGCTCTACAAAACATAGGAAACTTTTTTGCAAATCAAACAAATGAAGGTACTATGGAGTTTATTTTAGATAACATAGCATTCTTAGAAACTGGCGATAAGCAATATAAAAACTATAAAACTAACAAAGATTTTAGAAATTATGTAAAAGATAAAATAGAAGAAAAGACAGGTGAAAGACCTTCTTTTATTAGTTCGTCTATGTTTGAAGGCCCAGAGGGTCAACAAGAATATCTCAATTATTTGATAGCTTACTTTGAACAAGTAACAGGAGAGAAGTGGCAGGGAACTGGCCAATACGTTGAGCCTGGAGCATAATAAAAATGTCATACACACCGTTTTATTTACAGTCAAGATATAATATTAATAACATGCCTGTTAGGGAATATGACCTTAACGACTTAGAGGCTGACCCAGAATTTCAATTTAGGACTGAAAGATTTTTAGGTTCATTGGGTGAAGAAAATGATATTTTTGAGTATCTTAGAGATGAAGACTTTAATCTAACTAAAGCTATGACAAGGTATGCTTCATCTGGTAATTTTACTGAGCAGCAAAAAGAAGATTATAAATATTTAAGAGAAAGATTTGACGGTGCAAATGTAGGTAGTACATCACAATATGTTGAACTTATTAAAGATGGGTTCATAGATATGGTTTCTGACCCTACACTTCTTGCTGCTGCTTTTTTTACTCCTTGGACTGGAGGAGGCTCACTAGCTACAAGAGCCACATTAGGACGAGGAGCTGCTCAAGGACTTAAAATGTTAGGTCAAGCTAATAGAGGGGCTTTGAGTAAAACTCAACTTAATAAAGCAATAGCAAATGGTTCGTTAAGAGAGGCTGCAAAAACAGCTACAAAAGTTTCTACAGGCATAGGTGCTATAGAAGCTGGAGGCTGGATGGGGCTACATAACCATGCACATCAAAACATAGAAATTAATACAGGTATTAGACGAGCTTATTCAGCTAAAGAGTTAGTAGGAAACATAGCTCTGGGTACATTAATGGGTGGTGTTATAGGCTATGGAGGTCAGAAGTGGTCTAACTATGCTAATCCTATACTACAATTAAATAATGCTCCTAAAGTATTTGCTGATGATTTTTTAGGTAATGTACGATTAAAATTTAATAAAGCTTGGGACAATGTTGTTGGTCGTACTATTGCAGGTAATGCTGCATTTTTAAGAACCATAGCAGACCAAGGTATTGAGAGTGCTAGAAAACTACGAGGTTTATTTGACTCTGATGCTCAGTTAAATATAGGTGTAAGAAATAATAAAAAAGTAGAATGGAGTTTTCCTGAGCAACTAAATAGAAGAAGAGGTAGATATTTATTTGAAACTGATGGCCCAACTCCAGGCTTTTGGCAGATTATTAATGATGTAGCACCTGATGGTATTTTTAAACAAGCTGACGAGCTAGCTATTATTAGATACTTAAGAGGTAACAAACAAGCTTTAAGAGGTACAACTCCAAAGATTAAAAAGGTAGCTAAAGATTTAAGAAAGTATTTTGATAACATTGCTAAAGAAGCTGAAGAAGCAGGCTTTGGTAATTTAAGGGTAGAAAATTATTTTCCTAGACAATGGAATAGACAAAAAATAAAAGATAATCCAAAAGAATTTAGAGACATGCTAGCTGAAGATTTACTTGGTAAGAAACCAAATAAATTAACTGCTAAAGAAAGTAGAGAAATGCAAGAAATTGTTGATGGCATGTTAAATAAAAATAATCAACTTTATCAAAGTCATAGTAACTTACTAACACACGGTAGAAAATTTAAAAACTTAAATGATAATAAATATGAAAAGTTTTTAACAAATGAATTAGTGTCTGTAACTGCTAGCTATGCTTTAAACGCAGCAAATACTATACAAACTAAAATTAGTTTTTTAGGTGGAAGACCTAAAAGTAAAGTTGTTAAGAAAAAAGATTTAGAAGGAAATGATGTTTTAACTTTCCAGTCTTTACAAGAATCTAAAGTTGACCAGTTTATAAAAACTCATGTTGACCCAATAGATGCCGAGTTGTTTAGAAAGACTGGTAGAAATTTATCTCGAAGAGATAGACAAAACATGGTTAATGCTTTCAAGTCTGTAACTGGAGACGTTAATTTTTTTGATGGTCAATGGTCTCAAGGTATTTACGATAGTATTAAATTAGCTAATGCTATGGCTTATCTGCCGTTAGCTACAGTATCTTCTTTGTCAGAAGGATTAATTGCTATGTCTAGAAAAGGTGGGGCTAAAAGTTCAACTAAAAGACTAGCATTTCATACAGAAAACGGTGTTCGTTTTTTAACTACTGACCTTAAAAGAGCTTTAGTAGAAAGAAGAGGACTATCTGAAATAGAAGCAAACAGAGAAGCCAACAAAGTTTTTATAGCTGTTGATGACATACAATCAGATTTAACAAATAGATTAGCTGGTGATGGTTTACAAACAGCAGGACTTAACAGGATTGCAAGAGGTTTTTATAAACTTAATCTTTTGTTACCTTGGACAAAAACTATTGAGCTTGCAGCTTTTAATACTGGTAGAGATATTGTAGAAGACAATTTAGTTCAGTTAGCTAAACTACAAAAAGCTGGTGTAAATATTTTTGACGATGTAGGTAATTTTGTTAGAACAACAAAAGGTAAAGATAAAGAAATATTAAAAAACTTAGATGGTCTTGATGGTACTTGGGGAGGTAAAGGTAATTTATATCAAAGAGTTACTTACTTAAAAGAAACAATATATGATTTAGGTATTGATGTTGAAGAAGGTCTTAAATGGCTAAATAACGGAGCAAATAGAGAGACAGCTTTTTGGAGAAACGAAATGTCTATGGCTGGTGGTAGATTTTCTAGAAGTGTAATTCTTCCTACATCCAGAGAATTTTCAAAAGTACCACAATTTATGACTCATCCAAGATGGGATATATTTACACAGTTTTTAAGATACCCTACAGCTTTTAGTAATACTGTATTAAAGAATTTTGCTAGAGATATTCTTAATAATCCTAAAGCTAATGGCCCAAGGTTCGCAGCTTTTGTAGTAGGTGCTACTGCTATTGCAAGAGGTACAAACTACTGGAGAAGTAGTGATGAAAGACAGCGAGAATATGATAGAAATGCTAGAGAGTTAGATGATGATAGTTTAGCTGGTAAAGCTTTTGATGCTATTGTAGGTAGAAGTTTTGATGAAAACTTAAGGGCATTTCAAAGAGTAGGTTTACTAGGCCCATACGAATATATACAAAGATATAAAGATGCATACAGAGCAAATCCTAATATGTTTTTAGCTGCAACAAGTCTAGGTGGCCCTATCATGTCAGACTTTACAGGTAGTGCTGTTTATGGCCGAGGTGCATTTGAAACACTAGCTAAGAAAACTCCGTTAATTGGAACAAGAAATGTTGTTAAACGTTACACAGGAGTTGACCCTTTTGAACCTTTACTAGAAGGAGCTAGAGAACAAGATGAAAAAGTAGGAGAATTTTTAGAGGATTTTTTTGGCACAGAACCTGGTAAAAGAACTGGTATAGGTTATGACAACATTGATTATGGAAGACCAGGATATGCAAAAGGTGGGATAGTTAAAAAAGGTTTTGAAAATTTAGGACGTAAACAATATAACCAAGGTGGTGAAGAACAAAGTCCTGTTGATATAACTGTTGAAAGTCTAATAAGTAATTATAAAACACAAGAAGAAAAAGATTATAAGAAAGATAGTCAAGGTGAATTTATAATAGAAGATACTGATACAGACAATGACGGTACTAATATGATTTACACAGGAAATATAAACGTTAATAAAGAGCCACGAAGATGGGTAAAAGATATGTATTATATTTTAAGAGATGCTGGTCATCCCTTTCCTAAAATTGCAGCAGTACAGTCAGGTTTTGAAAGTAGATATGGTATGAGTGATTTAGCAAGAGGATATAACAATGTCTTTGGTATTAAGTCTGATGACGGTGTATTGATGAAAACTACAGAAGACTATGGTGATGGTAGAGGATTAGTTACAGAAGAACATAAGTTTGCTACTTACAAAAATCTTAATGAAGGTGTAGAAGATTACATAAGGTTTACAGGTAAAAACAGATATGCACAAGCATTTTCTGCTGATAGTCCTAGAGGATATATTGAAGGATTAAAAGCAGGAGGCTATGCTACAGACCCTAAATATGTAGATAAAATATTTAATGCTTACGAATTGTATGAGTCTGAAGGATTGTTTGACGAAGAATAGATATGGGATTTCCGTTTGAAATAATTACAATGCTTGCATCTACAGTTCTAGGTGGACTGATGAGTGTGTGGGCTGAAAGCAGAAAAGCTAAAGCAGAACAACAAAAGCTACTTATTACACGTGGCGAGTTTGATATGAAGGCACGTAAGCAAGCTATTGATGCTGGACTAGCTGATAAAGGCTTTGCATGGACAAGAAGAATTATAGCTTTGACTTCAGTATTTGCTATTGTACTTTTACCAAAGTTAGTTGCTGTATATTATCCAGATGTAGATGTAACTGTAGGTTACACTAACTGGAATCCTGGGTTTTGGTTCTTTAAAGAAGGTAGAGAAGTATTTGAATGGATAACTTTTCAAGGCTTAGTAATTACACAATTAGATACAAACCTAGTATCTGCCATTATTGGTATGTACTTTGGAGGTAGTCTAGTTAAAGGAAAATAATGAACAGTAATCAATGGATGGATATACTAGAAACTGTCGGCATACCTGCTGCTTTTGCAGTAGCTGCTGGATGGATGGTATATAAATTATTTAATGCCCTGATAGCAGACATTCATAAGAAGTTAGATACACAACACGGCATGATAGTAGCATTAATAGATAGAGTAAGACAAATAGATAACGATATAATTAGAATAGATACAATGTGCAGGACAGCTTTAGGTGTTTCTGTAGATGTAGATAGAATAGCGAGGGCAGATGGGAAGAAAGACCAGAGAAAGGATTGAAGTGGGAACTTTAATTGCAATATTTTTAATAGCGACAATAGCTGTGTCGCCATCTATACATGCTGATGAGATGGTTCATAAGTTTAAGAATCCTAGTTTTAGTGGGATAGGTACTTCTGCACATTATCTAACAATAGAAAATCAAGAGTTCACTAGAAAGATGACAATAAAAGAAGAACTCAAAGCTTTGCAAGAACAAATAGAAAGAGATAAAGAAAACACTACACTTGCCAGGTTTATTAGAAACTTAGAATCACGTATATATGCACAGTTATCACGACAGCTAGTAGAGAATTTGTTTGGAGAAAACCCTAGCACAAGTGGAGTGCTTACTTTGGAAGGTAATACTATTGAATATAGTATTGAAGATGGAATAATTACACTAACTATAACAGCAAGCGATGGGACTCAAACAGTTATTCAGTTGCCTATTGGCGATTTTTCTTTCTAGTTGTGCAGTAATAAGTAAAAATAACGACCTGGTATTAACAAAAAAAATCCAGCCGACTCTTACTTTAGAGATACAATCAGAAGAATTAAAAAATTTACCTGGTGCAGTACAGCAGCCAGTTATTGCTGTATATCCTAATAGTTTTAAAGACTTAACAGGTCAACGTAGAAGTAATAGTTCTTTTGCTTTATTTAGTACAGCTATTACTCAAGCTCCTGAAGCTATACTTATAAGAACGTTAAAGCATACAGCAGATGGAAAGTTCTTCAAAGTAGTAGAACGTGTAGGACTTGATGACCTTACAAAAGAAAGACAATTAATTAGAACAACTCGCAGAGAGTTTGAACAAGATGCAAAATTACAGCCTTTGCTTTTCGCAGGGCTTATGTTTCAGGGTGGAGTAATTAGCTATGAAGCTAATCTACAATCTGGAGGATTGGGTGCTAGATACTTAGGAATAGGTAATAGTAAACAATATAGAGAAGATACTGTAATGATTTCACTACGGTTAGTTTCAGTATCTACAGGTGAAGTATTGATAGAAACTTCGGTATCTAAAAGTATTTTATCTACGAGTATTTCTCAGGATGTCTTTCGTTTTATAGAAGCTGGCACAGAGCTAGTAGAAATAGAGGGAGGGGTGGCTGAGAACGAATCCATTGCTATTGCTTTGACTAAGGCAATAGAGACAGGGGTACTAAATATAATAAAAATAGGAATACAAAGAGGTTATTGGGAATATGAACAAATTAAAATTGATGAGCCTTGCAATGATGTTGAGTGTGTCATTGACTTTAGGGGCTGATGATAACGAAATTTATATAGACCAATCAGGCGACTCTGCAAATATTGATTTAGAACAGTTAGGAGGAAGCAACATTATTGGAGGATTAAATTCCACAGCAGGTAATTTAACACCTTTAGATTTAGATGGTGGTTCTTTAACTTTAGACATAAATCAAATAGGAGGGAGTAATACATTTCTTGGAGATATTTGGGCTGATAATTTTACAGGGTATTTTAACTTTGATGGTAATAGTAATGAGTTTACTATTCAAGTTGACCCTACTAATACTTACGGTGCAGATGGCTCTGATGTAAACGTTGACGTTTCAGGAAGTAGTAATGATTTTACTTTAGACTTAGCAACTACAGCTTTAGCTAGCAATACTGACTTAGACTGGATTGTAAATGGTGACAGTAATGTATTTGATTTTGACATAAATTATGATGGTGGTACAAGTTACGTTGATGTTGATGGAGATAGTAATACTATAAACTTTGAAGGTAGTGGATATGCTGGTGGGTATTTTTACTTAGACCAAACAGGTGATTCACGAACTTTTGACATACAACAACTAAGTACATTAAATAATGATTGGCTCAAGATTATTTCTGAAGGCTCTAACGGTACTGTTTGCATTATCCAAGACGATAATGGCACAGCCGTTGGATGCTAGTATTGGCAGTATAACAGAACTAAAAGGTACAGGCAGGATTGTAAGGGAGTTACCCTACGATGCTGCCTTATCTTTTGGTATTGAAAGTTTTGATAATGTTCAAACTTCTAATGGAAGAATAGGCATTACATTTTTAGATGAAAGCCAAGTTAGATTAACAGAACATTCTGAACTTATTATAGACGAATTTATCTATGACCCTGACCCATCTAAATCTAAGATGGCTTTACAGTTTGCAAGTGGTACTGCAAGATTTATTACAGGCAAACTTGCAACAATAAATAAAGAAAATATTTTTATAGAAACTCCGAGTGCCACCGTGGGTATTCGTGGGACAGACTTTACAATTACTATAGATGAGCTAGGCCGTTCTTTAATTATACTGTTACCAAATGATGACGGTTTACCTAGTGGAGAAATAGTTGTAGCTACAGCTTTGGGTGAGGTGGTTCTTAATCAACCTTATCAAGCCACGACAGTAGCTACATTTGAAAGTGAGCCTGCAAAACCTGTAGTGTTAGATATAACTACAGAGTTAATAGATAACATGTTAATTGTTAATCCACCAAAAGAAGTTATAGCAGTTGATGGTGAAAGTGTAGAGAGTACAACTACAAACATACTAGATGTAGACTACTTAGAATTTGAAGACTTAGATGTAGATTATTTAAAAGAAGATAATCTTGAATTTACAGAACTAGATGTAAACTATTTAGATGTAAATTTTTTAGAAGACCTATTAAATATTATTGAAGAGGTAAATGAGCTGGAGCAAACAGAAAGTTTACTAAGAACAGATATAAATATAAAAGGAACACAGATAGGGTTTGACCCTGATACACAAATAAATACTTTTATTACAGACCAGCAACTAACAATACTACGTAGTGTAGAGCAAACAGTTAGATTAGATTTAGATAAGGCAGGAGCTTACACAGTTATTTTAATACAAAATGGTAAGAGTACACAGATTGTAATTAATGGTGGTGGTAGTTCAGTTATAAAAATACAACAGGGTAG